TGGATTCATTAGTTAACCTGTGTCTTAGATCACTGTCAGTTTATAATAAAATGTTTACTGGTGATCGCTATGGTCGTTTTGTTGTGCAATCAACTGAAAATTTGTATCCTCATAAACTTGTCCACTTAATGGAGAAGTTTGATAAACCAACTCGAGACCCGAAGGTTCCTACTCCTTATTTTTCGTCTATTTTATTTAAAGGTTTGCGTTCTATGTATAAGTATATGGGTGTAGAAAAGCATTTTCGTAGATTGTGGTGGGAATTTAGTCCGTTGGATGTAACTGAGATGCAATCAGTTAAACAAGCTGCCGCAGGTATTCGTCCTGGACAAGAACATCGAAGTAAAGTTGACGGGATTACATATGTGGTTACGCCAAATGGTACGAAAGAAGACCAAGAATATGCAACGAAGAAGAAGATCTTGGAATACATGGAAGAATTTCGTAAAACCGGAAAGTTTGATTTCATAGATAAGGCATGTTGTATTTGTTTGAAGCAAGAGGTTTTTTTTAATGATTCAATAGATCCAAAGAAAAGAGCTGAATTTTATTTGAAGTGTCGTGAGTTTTTTATTATGAATTTTAGACAATATATGATTGCATATTTGGTGTTGAAAGATCGCCAGATGTTCGAACGAGGGAAGATGATTAAAGTAGGTCTTCGTTGGCTTTTTGGTGGTGCACATTATTTTGCTGATCAGTTGCAATATGCTGATCCAGATATGCGATACTTTGATGGAGATTTCAAGGCATTGGATACAACGTTGAATCGTGTGTTTTTAGAGTTATATGTTTCTCAAGCTGCTGTATATGTTGACAAAAGTTCTGTGGATTATCCTATGTTTTTATATTTGTTACAGTTGGCAACTGAAAATTTAAGTGTTAAAGCAGTGCATATTTTTGCTAGAGTTTGGAAGTTAATCATTGGAGTTATGCCATCAGGAGCATTCGAAACATCTCATGGTAATTCGTGGATTGTAGGGTTATTATTTTTTACATATATTGAATCGATTAAAGTAAAATATCCATATAAGGCTCAATTGATTAATGATAAGATGAATGAAGGGAAAATACAGTTTCCTGTTTATGGAGATGATCATGTAATAGGTGTTCATAAATCGTTAAGTGATATTATCAATGAGGAAGGTTTTGCAAAGTTTGTTAACGATTATTGTGATATGGAGATAAGTAAGATTAGGTCAAATATTCCGTTTTGTAGTACATTAGATGATTATGGAAATTTCTCTGAAGCAGGAGTAGTTTTTTTGAAGAAATATTTTGTTGAGAGAGATCGTTATGATTTTCCTAAATATTTACCTGAAATACTTCCTTGTAAGAAATTTGAAGATTGTCTTGTCAAGTTTGCTTATGGTAATAGGTCGCGTTTAACATTAGTTGACTATGCCTTAGCATGCATTGGAATGGCGTATGATAATATGGGAATTAATCCTTACATACATGAGTTTTGTGAAAATTTGTTTCGTTATTGTGTGCAAGTGGCAGATATAAAGAATATGGATGTGTTAAAAGAGGCTTATTTACAGTCTGATTTTTTTAATCAGCGTGATTTTACTAGAACCTTGCGAAAAATAGGTATACCAGTTGAACAGTTGTTGAAGGGATTTCCGACGCGTAGACAATTAATAGATATGCATATATACGACTCGGAATATGTTGATTTTACACCGCCGTTTAAGCGTTATAATCCTCGTGAGTATGTTGATTGGTCTAAGTTATACTTGTAGAAATTTGGTAGTAGTTTTATGAAACCT